TCGAACTGCGTCGCTATATCCCACTGCGACTGCGGACTGTCCTCTGCGGTAACTTCGACGGCCACAACTTCGTCAGCCCGGCCTTGCCCGTCAAGGAACACACCCTGGATTGTAGGGAAGATATCATCGTTATCATCGAGCTTGCCTTGACGGACACCGTAAAGCGCGATGGATTCATCGTCTTTTACATATTCGACCGGCTCGAATTTCTCGTCCGTATATCCTTTTTGGTATGCCCAGTCCGTGGCTGCTCGGGCGGCATCGTATGTGTCTCCATAATGCTTCGCTTTCCAACCCTGGACATACTTTCGGAAGTTGCTATCAAGGAGCCTGGAAAAAAAGACACTCTTCAGTTCAGGAATAGCGTCCGGGTCTGCAGACCAAATGGGGTTGAACTGGTCCGTGTCCTTGAAATATCGGTACGGAAGGTTCTTCTCCCCTCCTCGACCAAGAAGGACATTGTAAATGTCAGTGTCCTCTACATGGCGCTCGAATCGAAGAAGGCCACCGTTGAATCCATACTCAAAGACATGATCATCAATAACGCCGGCATCATATCCGACACGGATAACAGTCACGCCTTGTTCGTTTGTCACGGCCTTCCAGGTTACACCATAAACCTCGTTAATCTTCAAGAGGACATCCCAGATGTATAGGTAATCAATCTCAAAGTCCTTCACCTCTCCAGTGTCTACATACGACGGATTCAAATTCATTACGAAAGAACCGTCAGGGAAGTAATACTGAAGGACCTTGTTGAATGCAGCGACAAAGTTTGTCAGAGACAAGCGAAGAGACGCTACATATTTGTCAATGATGATTGTCCCCTGCTCGATCTCCGTCATCTCGGCGAAGAAGTAGCGCTTCAGCTCATGGATTGGAGCCGAAGTAAATACAAGGTCGATAAGTGCATTCTTTGTGGAATTGTCCTTTGACGCCTGCGGCTTCAGCGTGGGAAGAACAAAAAGTTCATTACGAAATTTAAGGGCCCATCCATCAAAGGCAGGGATGATGGATCCGTCAATCCGAACCTGGGTGGAAATGGTTCTCTCTCCCATCTCTTCAAACTGGACGGTTGCCTGGTGGAGCGTCGCATAGGACGGGAAATTTATTTCTTCAATTCCCGGAATCATAAGCTAAAGTCACAAAGGCTAGGTTTGGTCACTCGGATGTTCCACTCTACGACAACAATATCGTTGACGACATTGTCACGGTCACGCCAGAAGTCGGTCGCCTCTGCAATCTCACTCGGATACCCAACGATTTTGTGGCGCTTATAGTCGTTGTAGAATGTTACCTGGTAGTATTCCTTCAGTCCATTCGTGTCAGGCTCACCGTGAAGGGCTGCGTTAAATGCGACGATCTTTGCGTTTGCGTCAGCGAGAGTGTCCCCCTGGATGAAGAACTTCACCTTGTAGTCGAAAGCGTCATCGACGGTCTTCGGAAGAATGTGCTCTCCTTCCTCTTCCGGGTACGATGTCTTCTCGAATCCCTTGGATGGAGCGCCAACCCTTTTATCTGAGTCCAGGTAAATGAATCCGAAAGCGTCCTCGGTATCGACGATATTCCCGTCGCCAATCTGCAATCTGACCTTGATCATTTCACATCGAACTTGTAGGTTTTACACAAAAGGTCATCGGACTGTTCAGCGCCGATCCGGTTCTCACCAAAGACGTAGAGCGGGACCCTAACCTGCATCGCAGAGCCGACTATGCCTCTGACATCCATATCGCATCCGTTTGCGAAATACAGCATAGGAATCGTCCTCTTTCCCAGGTTAATTCCTGTTCGGATTGTTCCGGTACAGTGATGGAACACATAGACCTGTTCTGAGTTGAGAACCTCATTCCGAAAATGCCTGTCGACAAAGATACCAACATTCTCGCAATCCGAGAAATGCTTTCTGATTGTTTCTAGGTCCGGGTATCCTTCCTCAAGGGCCCAGTCAATCGTCTTCTTATAAAGGGCGACGGCATCTCCTTTTGTTTCGACGCCAGCAAGGTCGTGGCGATTCTCCTCACACATATGATGCGCGGAGGCTTCCTTTCGCAATTGTTTTTTCCACAGGGTATCCATAACACCGCAAAGATAAAAAAAATAGATGTATGTAACAATATGAAAAATAAAAACGCACCACGGATTTCGCAACCAGCGGTGCGCTAGACAACAACTGTATTTAACCATTAATCCAGGAGACAAGATAAGAAATCCTTGCGACTTTCACAAGCGGCAAGGATTAAAAAGATAAATTGTGAGATTATAAAATAGGTGAATAGGTATTGTTGAGCTTCTATTCTTTCAAAATATGTGCCACACTACTTGATCGCGACATAATTTGTGTTCGTCGTTCCGTTTTTCGTGGTTATTACGCTTCTGACCAGGCGCAACACCTCTGCAAGGTTCGCGTCCATGTTCGGCAGGTGATCGTACACCATTCTCTGAACAGACGGCAGGACCTCGCCGGTCTCGGTTGTCTCGACAGGAGCCGTCGGACTAACGCCGCCGGTCATCGCCGCCAGAATCTGCGACACATTCTCGCTGATTGTCGGAACATACGAGATGTAGAAGTTCTGCGTATTAATCGCTGCAGCAAGTCCAAGAATAGACTCCTCCGACGCTCCGGCAATATCCTTGCTTATACCGTGGAATCCTGCAGTCGATGCGCGGACATCCAGGCCAGCAGAAGCAAGGCTTGTCATCAAGTTCGTCATAGCGTCGTTGATCAGCGGAATCCGCTCCTGGGCCAGGGCGGCGATGGCTGCTATCTCATCGGTCGCTAGAAGTCCATCCTGTGACATTGTGTCAATCTGGTCGAAGATCTGCTGAAGCATCTCCTGCATAATCTTCGCGGCCAGAGAGCGAGTAATCATGTTCTGGATCATGTCGTTGAACTTCTCGCTCATCGCATCCGTCGTGGAACCAAACTCCTTGTATGCCTCGATCCAGGAATTCGCAAAGTCCTCGGCAGCGCTGGTAAGGTCCGTCCCTGCGAAGAACTCAGAAAGCTGGGTGCGCATGTCGGCAATCTGGTCCTCGATGTTCCTTGCCTGCTTCTCGTAGTCTTTAGCGACATCCTCATCCGCAGACTTGCCCTTCCCCCTCTCTAGCTCAGCCTGCTTCCTATAAGCGTCGGCCTGGGCCTGTAGGTTTTCTAGCTGCTTTTGATAATTGTAGATATATTCAGAGCCAAATGATTTTTGTATAACTTTATCAAGTCTTTCGTAAGAATACTGTAGGTCGTCAAGTAGCTTTTCTTGCTCCTCGATGTCTTCGTTTATTCTTTTGACTTTATCTTCCTGGATGTTATTAAAAATAGATATCCAAGAACTAACAGCGTCAGCTGTGGCGCCTATAACATCTCCAGACTTTAGCTTTTCCCAGCCGGAATATGTGTACTTATCAAAATCGGATACATATTTGAACCATTCTCCAACCTTATTATCTTCCGAACGCATCCGATTTAGCTCATCAATCATTTGCTGAATACTCGTGATTGTCGAGTGAACCGCCTGGAAAATAGCATCGACAATAGCGAGTGCACCAGCGCCCTTTGACGCAATTGCGGACATGCCTTTCCCCATATTTCCTAATGCCTGTCCAGCCGCCTTCAGTCCACCAGTGTTAGAAAAAGCGTTAAGCAAATCCCCGTAGCTTTTTGCATTCTTTACACCGTCCCCTCCAAACCTTTTGAGCATGCGAGAAACATAAGATTGCTCGGCTTGGTCCAACTCTTTTCCAGACTGCATCTTTGCCGCAAGAACTGTGATGTTATCCGCATATTCACGAAGTTTCTCGTTCGCGGCATCAAATCCGCCGGAAAGATAAGACCCTAACAATGTGGTGTTCTCACTCAGTTTCTTGAACTGCTCATCGACCGCTCGGAGGTTTCTTCTAAGTTGGTCGGCAGATATCGCGCCATCATTAAAAGCCTTCAAGTAAGCATCTCGAAGTTTTCCTCTTACTTCAGCCGCTTGCTCTGCGGTCATTACATTGATTTCGGAAAAGAACTTTATGTAATCTTCTCCAGCCTTAAACTCGTCCAGGTCTCTTTGTCCCTCAAGGGCTCGGATGATCTCGTCGGCTCGTTCTTGCAACGCTTTTCTCTCTTCTGGAGTAAGCTCTGTGTTTTCAAGGCTTAATTTAAGCGCGTCTTTTACTTTATTGATTTCGTTTTCCGCCTTTGCTCGAATCGTCGCAACCTTTTGCGCAGTGTCTCCATACTTTGAAATCAGCGACGCGAAATTTTTAAGAAGATCCGCGTCATACTTTTGCGAATTCTCATACGCCTGTCTCACGACTTTTTCGACCTCTTCCGGAAGACCGTCTATAGCGAGAATCTTCTTAAAGTCCATGTCGGAAAAAGCCTTTGCGATGTCGTCGGTGACAGTGAAACTCTTATCTACTTTGAGGGACTCTAAAGCGCCATTCAGCTGCTGTTGCATCCTGTCCTTAAACTCGTCTCCGATGCCGCCATATACAGATACGCTCATAGAAGCGGCAAGTTGCTCGTCGCCAGTAAGTCCAAGAATATCCTGGTAGAAGTTCCTGGCCGTCTCGCTACGCTTAATTTCGTCAGACAACTTCTTAAGAGCGTCCTCGATAGACTTCTTCATTTGAGAGGTATCAAAGTCGGTCTTTGCGTCCCAAAGCGACTGCAGTAACTTTTGAAGATCCTGGACATCCTTGCTGCGCCGACTCGTATCGATGCCGAGAAGGGCCGTAACCGATGTTCCACGAACACCCTTGGACTTAAGACGGGAAGATACCGTGGCAATCATATCTTCGTACCACTTCGATAGGTCGGTTGCGGCTCTTCTTTGCTCGTCAGCAGACATTCCAAGCGACATTCCGCGTCCAAGCATAATTCCACTTTCTTTTTCCAGGGCCCCGGCTCTGGCCATGTACTTACTTAAATCATCATACCCCTTCTTGAAGTCCTGCATGAACTTAATTCGCTCCTGCATACGAGTCACGAATGGATCAGTCTGACGAGAACCGCCGCCGGAAGACTTTTTAAAGATAAAACCAAAGAATTCTCTAGCCCTCTCTATGGCGTCGAACATGGCTTGTGCATCCTCGACTTCAGTAAGGAGTTTAGCCTTAATTAGCGGCTCCGTCGCATTTTCGTAAGCCTCCTTTAATCCTTCAAGAGATGTTTTTGAATCAGTCCAGAGTTTCTTTAGTTTTTTATAGTAGTCGTAAACCGATTCAAGGTCGTCAATCTCTTGTGGCGTAAATAGCGGAATACTCCCAAGGCTTGTCTTATAAGTATTTAACTCTCTGACTTGATCTTTCCACCCTTTTGTGGCTTCATCGGCCACCTTAGGATTAATATAATTTTCTAGAGAACCAATCGTTTTATTGAGGTCCGCGATACTATTTTTTGTCTCCTGTACTTTTTGGTCAAGTTCGTTATACTTCGAGACAGCCTCGTCGAGGTTCTTCTGTGAGCTATATCCGTAGAAATTAACAAGAGCATCCTGCTCTTTCATCTTTTTGTAAGCGTCCTCTCTTTGTTGAAGAAGTTCGTCAAGTTGAGTCTGAAGAGAATTTCTGGTAATTATTGCGGCATTAAGTGATTTTTTAGCCTCGTCTTTTGATTGAGCAAGTTCTTCTTTGTTTTTTTCTCGCAGCGCTTCAACATTCTCTTTCAAACTTTCGGTTTGAGCATCAATTTTAGATGTCATTCCAGGAAACGCGTCTTGCAATTTGCTGATTGTCGCGTAAAGTTTATTGTTTTCTTTCTCTGTCCTCTCCGTCTTCGATGCGAGTTCCTCGTATCTGTCAATCAACTTTTCGTTCTTCCCAAACTGCTTTTCTGCGGTGGCAAAATTATCTAATGCAACCTTATAATCAGAAAGAGATGTTATCGCGTTTGCTGATTCTTTTCTCCAAAACACAAATGCAGACGCTAGGCCAATAACAGCGGAAGCAACAGCGGCATACGGATTGGACAACATTGCTAATGTCAATTTAGCAAAAGTCCTTGACAAAATTCCGTTTGACGCAGCCAAAGCCGCGTTAGCCTTTGCCACTAGCCTTGTCGTTCTTTCATAACCTAGCAGGCGAATAGAAGCTTTACTGACGCCGGCGCCCATGAGTTGCTTCGCCGTCATAACTTCAATTGCCGATTTCGCAACTTGCTTATTCCGCAAATTTGCTACAGCGGCAGCAGCGCTATATGTAACCCACGCGAATCCGATTGACTCGATAAGTTTCGGGACGATACGGATGTTTTTCGCTAAAACAGTAAGAATATCCAGCGCCAACTGGTTCTGCCAGGCAAATGTCTGTGTTTCTCCTGCAGCCTGAAGACCCACATCAAATGCGTCCTTAAGTTTTTCCCACTTACCCTTAATCGTCTCCGCCTGCTTCTCCTGCATCTTGTAAAACATGCCGCCCTTATCTGTAAGGTCCTCGAAAATATCAGCGATAGCGGAGAACGGTACGGCTCTTTCAGATATAAGTTTGAATACATCAGCGGTTGTGTATGTGGTTTTGTTTAATTCACCCATCTTTTCTGCTAACAAATCCACAAGCGGGATGCCGGCCTCGGTAAACTGACGCAATTCCTGTCCGCGTAACACGGATGCTGCTCGGACCTGGCCATAGGCAAGAATAAGTCGGTTCATCTCAACACCAAGTCCAGCAGAGATATCCGCAAGGCGCATTGTCGTATCAAACAAGTTTTCCTGCTCAATACGGTATGCGGCAAGTTGCTTCGTGTATGTAACAAGCTGCGTAATACGGAACGGAGACTGCTGGGCCGCATCTTTAATTCTTTCGAATAAGGCGGCTCCGTATTGCTCGTCCTGAATGAGACGGCCAAGAGCTACGCGCTGGTATTCTAACTCTCCGGTTACATCTCTAAGTTGCTTGGCGAAGCGAAACAAACCAAACACGGAAATGTACATCGAGGCCATAGATGTAAGTTGGCGGAGCACTGTTGACTGTGATTTCATTGCGGCAGTCGTAGACTCGACCGCAGGCTTTGCTTTTGCAGCGGTAGCCGACAAAGACTGGCCGTACTTCTCAGACTCTGCAGTAAGAGCCTTGAATTTATCAACAAGCCGTTGCGCCGACTTTGACAAGTTTCCGTTTTCGTCGAACTTAACCCTTTTGCTCATCGCGTTCCATTGGGATTCAAGTTTCGACATTTCTTCTCGAATACGATCTATACTTCCTGGCTTAGACAATCCGCGAAGCTTCTGCTCGTATTTCGACAACTCTTTTGTTGCCTTCTCTATTTCCTTCGCAGTTTGACCCCACTCTTTACTTTTCGGGTCAATATTTTGCAACTTTCCTCGAAGTGAAGATATCTTATCGCTGAGGTCGTCCATCGTTTTTGTCTCTCTTTCAAGAGCATAATTCCCCTTATCAATCGCATCTACCACAGCAAGTTGTCTTTGAGCCTCCTCAGAAGCCAGCCTGGAACCCTTTGTGCGAAGATTTGCTTCGGACTCTAAAAGGACGATGGCGTTCCTCAGCGCCTCCATTTCTTCAAGCTTCGCAAGAGAAAGAGTTTTCCCCTTTGCTTGGGATACATATAGTTCGTCATAACGGGTCTTTGCTTCCCTGATTGCATTGTTTAGATGCTCAGAAGCAAAGTTTATGTCTCCATATACATCTCTTACTGTCTTGAGAATCGTAGATACCCTTTGGAGGTTTGGAAGCTCTCCTTCCGACGCAACATTTATAACCAAGTCCGCCGTCTGCCTATTAATCTCTTGCTTAAGCGGACGAATTGCTGTTCCAACTCGCGTCGCTGCATCGTTAAATGCTTTTTCAATATCAACGACTACCGGTATCTCAACTGCCATAACTTTCTTGTTTTATGATGTGGTTTTGAATTTCTTCCAAAGTTTCTGGCTTCTTCTTTCGTTTCACTCCGATTCCGAAGCCAGCCATGATGTCGCGGATTTCATCATCCGAGCGCACAGTATCTTCCCACTTAATGATTTCTTCCCGCTCTGTCTTTTCATAATCGTAGTCAAAGTAACTCTTGTCAAGTAACAACATTGTTACATAATTCGCGGAATCGACATACCAGTACCTGAACCACGACCAGAAACCGAAGTTTCCGTAAATATGCTTGATCCTTTCGTTATGCTCGGAAGATAGGAATGCGCTTCCTATTTGTTTTCCTCCTTTATCCCCAAAGCGTCCTCTTCCAACATATTCATTACGCTTTCCAGCCGCTCTAGCGTTTGCCTGGCGGCGTCGCCAACCGGTCTCATATAAAGCTCGCGTTCCTGCTTTGAGATATCCCAGTTGGCCTTGGAAAAACCCAAGTCTGCGCTAACGACTCCCGCTTCGTTGATTCTGAATGTCGTCTCGTTTCCACGGAGCTGAAGGATGTGCCATTTTAGCCACCAAAGCCCAGGGACGAATAAGGCCCAGTTCCCGAGCAAGTAATACGCTGCCTTCTTGGAATGCAGAGAAAACAGTTTTCGCGTGATCTTTTTTGCTTCCTTCTGCGACACGCCCTGCTTGCCTTTTGCTTCAAGGACTTGCGCCTCTTGTTCTAGAAGCGCAATCTTCTCTTTTACGGCTTGGGCAACCTGCCGGACCTTGTATTTCCTCCGGCCAATCACGACCGTGCATGGCGCCCCCGTAATCGTCTCATACGCGCCGTTAAGAAATCTTTCACTTGCGGATTTTTCCATATCTAAAAAAAAGGGACGGGCGCAAGGCCCGCCCCAGGAGAAAAATTTGGTTTAGGTGTTTACTTCTCCACGATCATACCAGTCGCAAGGACGGTCTGGCCCTGGTCGTTGCGGTTGTCCACATTCTCGGCGAGGACAACAGCGTGGATGCGCCACAGGCCGTCCGCCAGCGTCAGGTTGGCGGTGATCTTCGCCTTCGGATAAATCCAGGCGCGGTTCAGCTCATCGTTCAGGATGCCGATCGGACGGGTCATCACAGGGAGAGCGGTGCCGAATCCGACAGCGGTGACGGTGTTGTCAGCGGTGTCGCCATCCCAGAAAAGACCGGAAAGGGAGGTACCGGTGATGTCCACACCCTTCAGGAAAGTCTTCACCATCGCGGGGGAGGTGGAGGCAATATCGAAGGAGAAACCGAGCGTACCAGCGGTAACGCGGGCCGTGATGAGGTTACCCTGCTCGTCGAGGATTTCGTCGGTGGAGATGTCCTCGCCTTCCCATGTGGTGGAGTCCTGGACAATCTGACCCAGAGACTTAGGACCGGTAAGGCTGGAAAGCGTTGCTCCAGCGTAGTCGGCGATTTCGTCGAAGATTACCAGGTCGCCCTGTCCTGCGAACAGCTTCTGAGCATTTTCGAATTTTGCAATTGCCATAGTTATTCAGAGTTAAAATTGTTTCTTGTATGCCACATAAGGTTAAGTGTGGTGACTGAATATCCCGATGTTTGATTCGGTGTCGTGGGAGTTATGAATCGCGGGGCGTCGTATTTGTAGACATATTTGTCGGTAACGAGGTTTTTGTAGTGCTCCGTCACCTGATTAGTCTCAGGATCTTTTATGCGCTCTATGAATATTTCGTCGATTTGACTCAGCAGTTTCTTCGTACGATTCTTCTTGACAGAGCCATCGTCATTCATCTTTGAGTACAGACTGACCATGATGTAACCACTCGCATAGTCCACATCCATTCCGACACCACCGATAGTACCGTTCTTGTACACAACGATGAAGTCGGTAGGGAGGTCATTGGTAGACCGTTCCCAGTCGCCATAGACATCCACTTTCTCCTGGGAGCCGTTTACAGTCTCCACATGGATGTTCAGTGCCTGCAGGATATCCCGCAGTTCAACATCTGGTTCTATGGAGGAAGGTTTGATCATTTCTTCTTCTTGTCAGCAACAAACACACGAGAGCGATATCCTCCGGCACGCTTTGTGAAGTAATCTTCCACATTCGACGCGAACCGTTTGGCTAGTTCTCGCTTATATCCTGCATGTTCCGGCATCTGGTCAACCTTATCTGCGTATGGGACTCCCACGACGACTGTGGCTGCCACCCCGGGATAAAAATGCAGGACTCGCTGCATATTCTGAGCTTCGCGAATAGCCCACTCAGCACCAACAATAGGCATCCCTTCGTAAGTCTGTACCCCATCCGCGTCTTCAGGCATATAATGGATGGCAACAGTTCTGTGCCTGTCCGAGACAATGCCTGCAACGCTATCGTGAAGGTTACCGGAGTACCACGGATAGAAATGGGATCCGCCGAAAGACATTCTCTTCCCGGTTTTGCTCTTTGCTTCCGTGTGCCTATCCCAGTCTGCGTCAATCTGAGACAGAGAGTCCTGGACGGCTTCTGACATCCACATCTTGGCCCAGTTAGTCAGATGTTCGCCGGCATAGCCAAGCGCATACGTAAAGCCTATCACGGATTTTTTCCAGTCTACTTGTCTGCCGTACCTTGCCATCCTAGTCTCCTTGTGCTTGTTTCAGTTCAATTCGAGTCAGCTTAACATTGGTCCTCCAGGGCATGTTGATGTCCCTAACAATGCGGCTTACGGATTTGATTACCCGTCCGAACTCGGTGGTCACTTCTACCGAATCGTTTATCCGCACCTGGACATCAACGCCGGGGATGAAGATAAGAGGATTTCTCGTCACAAAAGTCCTGGAGTACCCTGTTCCGCCCTCCTCGTAAAGGCAAGGGCCTTCATAGATTATCTCCGGGTTGACGGGATTATCCCACTCATCCCTTCCGCCGTTATCCCTTGAGATAACGCAAGTGTCGCGAAACTCAATAAACTGCATTTCTTCTCAAAGAACTCGCGTCGTACATCTCGCTTGAGGAGTCGTCCTCTTCAACATCGAAGCCCCATTTGAGGCGGAGGGCATCGCCCATTGCTTTGAAGCGAGCTCTGTCCGCCATCGTAATGGTGTATCCGCCCCGAGAGGCGCGTACATCTCCGACCTGTTCGGAATAACCGCCGCCGGCGAAAACTCCCAGCACCGAATAGTAGATTGTCGAAGAGGCATAGTCCAGCCGTTTCTGGAACTCTTCGTCCTCGTCATAGTCGTCGATATCCTCGTCGATTTCCAGTCGCTCGAGTTTTACCTCGATGGGACTTCTAGCGGCGCGGGCGACAACCGTGTCCTGGAGATCGAGACCAGAGACCAAACTACGCAGATACTCTTCGACAGTCATAACTAAATCGTATGAAGGATAAACATGTCACGAGGACGGGTAGGAACGCACAGCACGGTGAGTTCGGAAACCCAGTCCTGATACTTGGTGCGGGCATCGTACCGGTACTCGATGATGCCGTGACCTCCGAAGATCGTCGCGCTGATCGCGCTCGGGTCCGGACGGAGCGGAACGACATTCTTCTTGATGCCGACCTTGCCGGAAGGACGCACCAGATAGGTGTTCTTGTTGAAGGCCCAGAGCTTGTTTCGCACGAGCTTCTTCTGAGTGTCATCCCACACCTCGACACCACAGCGGGTCTTGCTGTACAGGACCTCGTCGGCGCCGATAATGGCCTTGAAAGCGGCTTTGATGGCGTCGTCAGAAGCGGTGTCGGCGATAGCAGCGGCGGTCGCCTGAGCCTCCGCGGTCATGCCGGCGGAGACACGCAGGGAAGGAGTCATCTGGTAGCCCAGGGCGATCTTCCACTTGCTGTGCTTCATGTCCTCGAAGAAGGAGGACTCGTTCACCTCGACGGTCACAGAGTCGTACACTTCCTTCGCGTCGCGAACCATCTTCTTGAGGTCATTGACCGGATCGGACGCCGAACCTTCAGCGGTCTTGGCGTCGGTGGTGAACCATTTCTTCGCGTTGGTCAGCGTGGTGATGTTGGCCTGGGGGATCTGGGCGCTGAAGGTGATGTTCTGGATACCGCGAGGGTTGTTGGTGTTGGTCAAAGTGACAGCACCAGCAGACTTCATCTGGCCGACCTGGTAGGAGATGGAGCCGATGTGGGCGTCCTGAATCTCGGACAGACCGCCGAAGAGAAGCTTGGCGAGGTAGTTCTTGATGCCGTCAGCGGGAGACTGGTTCATGAAGGTGGCGGACACCTGGATGTTCTGCAGGGTGATCAGCTCCTTGCGGTAGTCGTTTTCACCAAGCTCCCAGCGAGCCTTCTGGCGAGGGATGGAACCGCTCAGGGTGTTGAAGCCCTTGGTTCCGAGAGGAATCGGATCGGAGTTGAGGTCGACATAGGTCGCCATCACCTTGATCTGGTCTTCGACCTCAAGCATCTTGTAGTCGAAGTCGATCTGCGGGGTGTCCCACTCTTCGAAACCGATTTCGTTCAGATTCTGGCTCTCGCGACGAGAGAGAACCTGCAGGTAGTACGCCATGAAGGCGTCGGACGAAGTGATGCCGTTGGAGGCCATCAGAGTGTCAAGTCCAAAATACTGATTCATAGTTCTACTCGTTTACGAAAGTGATACCAGGGAGAAGAGCCTTGACGGCTGCGGAAATGGACGGGATGCGCTTGGCGAGCACCTGCCCCTTGGTGACGATTGTGCCGGTCGCGCCGACATTTCCGATGTAGACATCCTCATAGAGGAGGCCAGTGACACCGGTCTCGGGAGCGGCGGCGTCGGCAGCGAGGACAGTGGCCTCACCACCCATCTTCGGGACATACACGACAGAGCCGGCTGGGATGGTCGTACCCTGGGTCTGACTGTTCAGGGTGCAGCCAGCCGGATAGAACTCGTCAGCATGGAGCCAAATGGGAACCTTTCCGGCAGCGAAATTCTGGCTGTCATTGTTGAAAGAGTTACCGTAGTTTTTCATTGGTCACAACTTTTTGGTTAAACTTACTTCTTTTCTTCGGGAGGCAGAAGACCTTCGCCTTCGAGGTACTTGACCTGGGAAGAGAAATCGAAGTTCCCACCTTTTTCTCCTTCCGACTCGAAAGGCTTGGACACATCCGTGCCCTTTCTGTTGGTGTAAACCTTGAAATACTCCATGGCCTTGTTGGAAAGTTCCTCGGCGGTCATGTTGCCACCCTTCGCTTCGTTCAGCTCGGATGCGCGTTCCCAAGCGTCGTCTGCCTCGTCCTTGAACTTCGTTGTCCACTTGTTCGCGTAGAAGGTGTCCTTCGCCAGAGTCTTCGCTTCCTTCGCGGAAGTCTGCGACTTGAATGTCTCGAAAGCATCCTGGACGGGCTTTACGGCTGCGGCGACAGCATCCGCGACAATCTTTGCGATGTCGGGTTTCTGTTCTTCACCGCCTTTCCCTTCTTCCCCTTCCTCTTGCTTTTCGGGATGTTTCGCCTTGTAGTCGTCGTGAACGCGCTGCAGGTCGGTCCGTTTCTGGATCTCCGAGTCGCGCATCTTCTGCAACTCCTGGGCGATAAGATTCATCGTCTCCACATTGGCAATAGCGTCGGCGATTTCTTCTTCTTTGGTGACTGTCTCTTCTTTTGCTGAGGCGATCCGGTCCCAAGCCTCGTTGCTCAATCCAAAGCTTTTATACTTCGTCTTAAGCGCTTCTGCAATTTTCTTTTTCATATATAGAAGGTTAGAATTGAATTCTTGCCGCAAATATATCAAAAAAGTTGAAAGAAACAAAAGTTGGGCATGGAATTTGCTAATAATCGCCCCTTTTTCGTATCTTTGCGGTGTATGTTTCGACTCGTAAACAAAGACGCAAACTTTCCTCCGCTGTACAAACATGTGGAAAGAAAACTCCCGACCGCAAAGGACAAAGGTTGGGATAAAGTCGGCGACTTCACTTTGCGAGAGAAGGTAGACTTCATTCCACAGCCAGGCTTGCAAGAAAATTTCCTTCAGTGCGATAGCAACATCATCTTTCTTTGCGGCGCCGCAACTATGGGGAAGGAGCAGCCTTATGACGCGGATGTACTTACTCCGTCCGGATTTGTTAAGATGGGGAGCATATCAGTGGGCGATACAATTTGTGGTGCAGATGGAAAGCCGCAGCGAGTAACGGCTATATTCGAGCAGGGCATAAAAGATGTCTATCGCTTTAATATGATTGACGGTGGAATTGTGGAGTCTGGACTTGAACATTTATGGTATGTAAGGAAGTCTCTGGTTAAGAAAAAATCGACATGGTCCGTAGAAACGACAAAAGACATCATTAAATCTTTTGACGAAAGAGCGGATAAATACGGCGCGGTGAGAAAGATTAGCTTCCCAACATGCGCTGCGGTACATTATGGAAAGGAAATAGTTCCGGCAATCGGACCGTATACTCTAGGTCAACTTGTTGCTGATGGTTGTCTCGTTAGTTCCCCGGTCAGGGTTTATACGGACGACGATTACTGCGTTAAAAGAATTGAGAGCGAGGGGTATAGCGTAACAAAAATGAAAAGCGATAAATTCGGTTACACTATTCACGGACGAGATATTCTGGATGCGACAAGAACTCTTGGGATTTTTGGACACAAGGCGGGTTCTAAATCACTTCCAGAAGAGTGTTTTTTCTATAGCGTTTCAGATAGGCTTTCTCTTCTTAACGGCTTGCTCGATGCGGATGGCCACTGCATGCGCAAAACGGGAAGTGTCGAATACTGTTCAATCAGCAAACAACTAGCAAAAGATGTTCAGCGCCTATGTAGGGGACTCGGATATGTCGCCAGAATTATCCAAAAGAAAACATCTTGTGTCTACAACGGAGAAAAGAAGTATAGTGTCGCTTATAGGGTGAGAATTATATCAAATGATGCCTCAGAACTATTTGGCCTTGAAAGAAAAAAAGCGAATGCCGGAAGGTGCAAGGTCGGAACAGGATACGAGGCTTTACGCCACTTGGAATCGTATGAGTATGTAGGTAAAAAGAGATGCAGATGCTTACTGGTTTCTAACGACGATCATTTGTACGTAACGAATGATTTCATTGTTACGCACAATACATACGCGATGCTCATGAAGTTCCTTTACGGAATGGACAAGCCTGGTTTTGCTGGTCGTTTTATTTCAATGAGGCTCGCTGACTCAAAGAAGGGTACATCTATTTACAGAGATGCGATGGAGCTGCTTGGAAACTTTGCAGACTGCGAGGTAAACTCGAGCGATTCGCCGACATTCGCATGGCCCAAATACAATTCTGCAGTCCAGCTTATTCACAGCAACTTTAATGTCGAAAACCCGACCGAGTGGGAAGATTTCAAGGAACTCGCGAAGAAAAACCAGGCAAGCCTTATCCAAGTCGACGAAGGAACAGCTATGACATTCAAGATGTTTACTTATTGGATGTCGCGAAACAGAGACTCATCCGGTATGAAGCCGCAGATAGCGATGTCATTTAACCCGGAGTTTACGCATTGGACAACAGCTCTCCTCCTACTTGCCGGCTATATCAATCCCGACACATATTACATCTATCCGGACATGAATGGAGTAACAAAGTACATGTATTTTGCCGGGGACGATGTTAACGACGTGATTGTAGGCGACACTCCGGAAGAGGTCGCAAAGGCAGCTGGAATCAAGCTTTCGGATGCAGACCGTGCCGCAGGACTCACGGAAACCGACATGGTAAAGTCCTTCACAATGTTTACCGGAGAGGCCGCAGACAACAGAAAGCTTGTCGCTGCGACCGGAGGTGGATCTGTCGCAAACCTCCATGCTGTAGGTAAGACACAGAGGAATGTGCTGAAGGGAGCGTACTTTGGTCCAGTAGAGAATGAGCGCTCGTCCATTACGAAGCAAATGATTCTCGACTTCACGAGCAACCCTATCAACGACGACGAGAACATGTACGCAACGATGGATATCTCCGGGTCCGCGTCGTCGAAAAAACCAGATGCTTGTCAAATGGTAATATGGAAAGGGCTTCGATGGGTCGCTATTGAAACATATGTTGGAGACATGAAGGCTATCGTCCCATGGATTGAGGGGACTCTAGCAAAATATGGAGTTCCACTGAAGAATTTTGCGTTTGATGCCACAGGAATGGGTTTCTTCCTCAAGGACTACATTAACGCGAACCCGGTAACGGCCAACAAGACCGCCATGCAGGAATATGACGAAAACGGAAACCCCGTTACTTTTGAACAATATTTCAACCTTCGTAGCCAGCTTATGGGAAAGATGGCCGTCTTGATTGAGACCGGACAGATAAGCACAAGCATGGATTTGAGCGATAAAATTCCTTATGGAAAGAACGGAGAACTACGAAGCCTCAGAGATATCCTATTTGATGGTATTGACTTGTTTGTAACAACCACAAAAAACAAGCGTATCTACTATCTTTCAAAAGACGAGTATAAGGCACGGCACCAAAAGAATTCCCCGGACTTGTGGGATACGATATGCCTTCGATCCTTATGGGAGCTCGACGCCCGTCCCAAAAAGCAGCCGGCCCCAGAGGTGCCAGATGACGCATACGATGAGTTGTTTATAGACTATTCTGGCGGACGCGCTGGTAATGTAGTCTGGGTATAATATAAAATCGCGATTTTAACCGATGAACATCAGTGAACATTTAAAGAAAGACTATTGGGTACGAAGAGTTACACCCGATAGCGCCGGCATGTATCCGCCGTTGGGAGGAAATCCTGGATACAGAATTCCGAGAACTGCAGGATTTGGAGTTGGGTATGTAAACCTTACCCAGGATAACTTCCTTAACGAGCTTTGCCCGGAAGCGCACAAGATCAGTTCGAAGTATATGAGCCAGAGGCCGATTTACAAGCAGACCGACGAAACTGATCCGAAGACCGGAAAAAAGAAGTGGGTTCTTGACGGATACGACGAAGTCGAGACGGTGGCTCTGGCCATCCAGGAAATGATTGTTTCCAAGAAGGTGGCTCATTTGACCGGCGATAACTTCTGGGTGGCCAGCGAATCGAAAGAGAATGAGGAAGCGTTTCAGAAGGTAGAGTCTTGGATGGACTATGCCGGATTCTGGGATGCATGGTGCGAAGCCGTCGGGTATTGCGAACGCACTGGAGACTCCGCCCTGTATTGGTGGTATGACGGTAACACCATCAATTACGAGGTCTTTTCCTACGAAAAAGGAGACACCCTATATCCGGGTGTAGATGACGATGGAAAGCCAACATTATACAGGTCATACACTCTCAACGGAAAGCCCGCTGTCGATGTCTTCACGGTGAAGTACCGCGAGACCTGGGTAAAAGTAGACACCGATGAAGAAAATGGAAAAGCCTGGATTGATAAGGTGCTTCGAATCATCAAAAACAACACTAGCTTCAGCGAAGTGTCCGAGGACGGGTACAAGATGATTTCCAGAAAGGAAGCGCAGATTGGGAATGACATCCTGCAGGTAGTTTATTTCCGTGTGCCTGACATCGCAACCGGACCAGTCCAGGGCAGCATAGAAAAATTCGAAAAAGCACTCTCATATGTGTCCGAGGAGGTCAAGACAAGCGCGTTCCCCATTCTTTTCCTTAAGAGCGAGAAGATCACGACGCTTCCACCTTCTAAGATTAATGGCAAGACCATCGGCGTAAGAGGAACAGCAGACTCGCTGGCACATGCTGACGGTAAGTACCTGGCTCCACCGGATGCGTCCAATATTGCGACACTGAATCTGAACACGCTTTGGAACAACATCCTCCGTGGCTCACTTTCCGCGTTGGTCGAGCCGGTTGATATTCGCCAGGGAGCAGATAGTAGCACGACCATCAAAATCATGTTCGCGCCTGACATCCAGTGGTGCAAGAATAGGTGGAAGTTCTATGCGAAACCGGTCCGGCAGCTCGTCGAGGTATTCAAGCGCCTTGTCGGAAAGGCCGAGGGAAACATCATGACCTATGGAGATTTGAAAATCTCTTGCGGCCAGAATATCTGGATTCCCCAGAATGAGTCCGAGAGAATCAAGATGGAGCTCGATCAGTATTATGCCGGTGTGAAGTCCCGCAAGGCGACGATGTCCGATATCGGGAACAGTCATCTGGGCGACGCAGAGCAGATCATGAAGGAGAAGGAGGAGGAAAAGGCTCTGGACGCGAAATATAAGACGACAACGCAGACCAATGACCCGAATGTCCCGAATGTGACGAACCAGGCAGAGAATCAGCCGAGGAATAAATAAAATAGAGCGCTCCAAATTGGGGCGCTCTTCCATATATAGTTAAGCAAAGCTGGTAGGTTCTAAATCGGACCGCCGTTATAGTTGACGGTCTGCTGAGGCTGCGATGCCTGGTCGATGTTCCAGGACCAACATTTGATGTCTGTATAGACCTTTCCGTTGTATTCACGCGTCTTGAAATCAACCTTGAATGTTCCAGTGTCTCCGACCCGAATCCGTGCGAAATTCTCAGCGTCTTTCGAGTTCTGGAGTGCGATACTCTTCGGATACTGACCGGATTCATATTCCAAAACGATGGTCGCACGGGCCCATGGTCCTCTTTGACCAACACCTCTTTCAATCGGCATGACAGCCGTTACTCTTCCTTTGAATTCCATTATTCTTCTTTTTCTGATTGTTCTTCAACTTCCGTGCCATCCGGAACCTCTTCGCAGTTTTCTTCTACAAATTTTCTGTAAGCGCACTCGCTACAACGGACGCCCAAAAAACGCTGAGGCTTAACCTCGACCTCCTCATCGCCGTCAAGTAGTCCGGCTTTGTCGGCCATCTTGAGGACGAACTCTGGATCGTCAGCGCTTTCGATATTGTCCGCCAGGCTCATCGCAAACTCAACCAACTTGGTCTTCGCCTTCGCCTTCCTTTCCTCCAACGATCCGGACACCTTTGCTTCTTCCTTCTTCTGATTCAAGAAATTGTCAAGCGTCTGCCTGTATGCTTCGATATAAGCAATGCACTCCTTTCTGGAGAAGAACTGCTTCACATAATCATCAATCGCGGCCTTCGCTTTTGACGCAAGCATGTCCGGCCTAGCAAAAGTTACAAAAGCATCCTTCCTGGAACATCCGGAAATGACAAACCAAGTCAATGCGGACTGTTCGTCCTGTGTGAGTCCCGAGACAATAGCACTCGGGCGAAGCGGTATTAGACTCTTGGCCATAGTGCAAATATACTACTTTTCTTCCGGATTGCAAGAGCGTAAATAGTCGACGATATCAGCCATCATATCGTACGATATTTCCCCGTCAATATAGACCCGTTCGTACTGTGTAACATCGTTGAATTCTTCGTCAAGATCGTATGGCTGGTCGTGATAAATGTCTCCTAAAATAGCGTCAATGTGCTTCCGCTTTTCTTCTGTGTCAGCCCTAATCATTAAACCATTCATTTAAGATTTTCTTGAATTGTGCCAAACTACGGCACAAGCAATACTTGTACCCCTGAGACTCTACAAGTTTCTGCCAGGCGACTTGGTGAGAAGACTGTCTTCCATCCTCGTCTTTGTACTCGATGCACAAACCGTGAAATCCATGGCGAGGGATAAGCATAAGTGTATCTGACACTCCGTGATAGACTCCCATAGACCTTCTGATTGCACCAGTGATCGCACCAGTGATCGCATTCGAGTCAGCCCTAGTGTTCTCGTTAGGGACTGCAAAATAAAGTCCTCGATACTGCGGATAGTTGTTCCAGAAATACTCGTAGCAAGCCGCCTGGATTTTACCCTCCGGCATGGAATGGCCGCGCTTCTTCGGCTGCGGAGGGGTCTCAATGATCGGCATATCAAAATAGTTCTTTTAGTGGAAGTCGGCACTCCATACGATAATATCCCAATCCCTTGTAGTCTCCAACTTCCTCGTCTTTCACAATAAGGTCATTCCAATCCACTTGACCCTGGAGATGATCGTGGTCAATGCGCCTTTGGATGCAAGCTTTGCACCATTCAAGCGCCTCTTCATGGTCGCGGTCGGTCAGACCTATGTATTCTTTCGCTATTGCAATCTGCATGGCGTATTATTCTTTGTCAATGTAGCATTTAGTCTTACAGCACGGGCATGTAACAAACCGCATATATTTGACACCACAAGCTTGGTAGCGACCACCATTATAGTCACGAACCTCTTCCGGTACATTATAAAGCAAATGCTGCTCTGTCTCGACCTCGCCCGGAAGATACCTAAATTCGCAACAGCAAACATCGCATCTGTGCAGCGTAGACGTGTCGTATCCTGGTCTAACAATTTCCATATCATTCAAATATTTTCCTGTAATGCTCGCACAGCGCCTCGCGGGTGGGGAAGCAGTCTTTGCCGAGGATATTCCCGCCACTACGGATAATAGCTCCGCTTGGAGTTATATATCCAATAGCGACATAAGTCTTGCGTCCATATCGAACAACATCTACACACACACCTTCAACTATTTCTTGTGGGTTGACTTGGAACACCCACACCTTGTCTCCTGGTTTCATACCCATGTCCCCCTAATTTCTGCGGTCAGTTCACGGAACCGATTTAATCTTCTTTTGTGTCTTATGTTCATAATCAGCGTGCTTATCGGATGCATCCGCTTCCACTCGGCGACTCTTTTGCAATAAATATCAACGACGAATCGGTACATGTGCTCATAGGCATCACGCGCACAATCTTCTCCATCTTTAATTGCTTCCATTTTCTTACTTTGAATGTGCGAAAGAATATCATTAAGCACTGCTATTTTCGGGTCTCTGTTAATCTTCATTTCTCGTATTCGCTTTTCTTAATACCCACCATTGTTCTCCAGGAGCCACTCCTTCAATGCAACCTCCCCCTTTGCAAGTAAAAGGTTAGGGTCGCAATCCTGGTCGTTGAAGATTAGCAAATCTTCTCCGTCCGCGCCGCATCCTTTCTTCCATATATGCAACATCCAGTCGCATGTCTTGCAGTAACTAAAGTCGAGGTGCATTGTGTAACTCTCGGCTAATCTAAACCAATCTGTGTTCATACGCCTATTCCTCCTCCATTTCTACAGTTATCTTCACTCTCTTTCCACGGAATTCGTCGAGATCAAAAGATTTTGGCCTATTCCGATTGAATGGAAAATAAAAACTTTGCCAGACCCCATTTATGCCAACAGGGTACGCGTCTACTTGGAATTGGAATCCGTCTTCTTTGTTGTATTGAAAACCGACTAGATGTCCGATTTGTTCTGAAATAATCATATCCTTATTTTTCTGCTCCTTTATTCAAATCCCGTGCCTAAAACAGTGTCGGCTGTAATAGATATTCAGACCATTGATGAGCCATCGCATCTGCAATTCCCTGAAAGGTTTTAGATGCGGTTCTCGGATCGTGCGCTATACCGTGACTTCCTCCTTGTCCGCGAGAAAACCCGCCTGTGTTTGACGGCATCCAGGGTGTGTGCTGTTGAAGTATCTTCGTCGGCACCAACTTTGGAAGTCCCTTAAGCCAAAGCAGCGTCTTTTTGCTGTACGGTTCTCCAAACTCATAGGGTTGGATAGACTGAGATGGCGCCGGTAATCCTACTATTCTCAACGGGACAGGATTCTCAATGGCTACATGCTCGCAATTGCAATTATAAAACTCCATGAAGAAAGCCTTTGCATCCATCGCCAGCCGATATCGCTCTGGCGAGATATGTCCAGCCGTCGGATACATCCACCGCGCACCTGCTTTACTCATATAAGTGCATGGAGGGTGCGCAATAATCAAATCCCATTTCTGCCCCCCCCTAATTAGCGGCAAAACATCTTGCTTAAGGTGCCATTCTGGATGTCCACCACTGCAATCTTGTATGTCACAACTGTACGCCTCGTGTCCGAGTGCACGAAAAGCCTTACATACGGCCTGGCTTTCTTCACATGCTATCAATACTCTCATATCAAAACAGTTTCGGCGAGGAGTCCTCGCGCAATGATTCGATTTCTTTGAGTCGTTTTGCGTCATCGGCGTAACACCAAATATATCCGCCTGCCGTATAATGATGTATCTTGCATGCTTGCACAATGTTCTGATGCGGGATATTGGTTGCCCTCTCGGCCATCCTTGAGGATATGTGTTCTGCAACAAACAATCCGCTCTTATCATATTGCCTAACGGGTCGAAGCTTCCAACCGCGAAACATCGCATACTCACTCAGTTTGTCTCTGTGAGTTCCATAATTAGAATTATACTTGCAGTCGCACCACTCTAAATTGTCGACGAAGTTATTTGCTTTATTCTCGTCCTTGTGGTTTATTTGCGGGAATTTATTGGGATTAGGAATGAAAGCAATGGCCACCAACCGATGAACTTTTTTTACATATCTCTTCCCGCCACTTGACAAGAGACACATCATATACCCGTCTTTGTCCTTAAATTGGCTAAGAATATGCATAGATGTTCCTCTCGCAAAAGAGCCTACGCGGCCCATCGTGCTTATTTGATATTTGCCGCCCCATCCTTCAACGTCTTTCCAAATTTCTTCCATCTTTAAAAAAACAATCCCCGAATTTTCATACAGAGGTCGCAGCTCTGCACTACTCATCCGGGGTGTTAAATTTCTGCTCATCGTCTGCGACACGATGCTTATGCAAAGATAGCAATTTTATTTGAATAACGAAGGGCTGTTGTCCTTTTTTTTAGCCTTTACTTTCGAGAGTATCTGAGTGCGAAAGAAGTACCAGAATTTCGGTGATATGTTTGCTCCATGCTTCGTCCGAAGAACTTCTATAGCATGCATAAAGGCTTCCTTTTGATTATCAGGATTCTTTATGCAAACTTGGACCAATATCCAGTTGTTAGATTTTCCTTCAAGTTTCTTTCGGGCGACATAGGACTCAAGGGATTCTTCATCTGCCTTAGCGACTATTTCGTTTAACTCAGCGTTGTAGATGTCTTGCTGCGTCGGCCAAACATACTGACAAAACTGGCACTGTTTCCACGAAACTGGGACCATTTTTCCGCACTGTGGACATATTTTTGTAGGTGGTACACCGCCCCCCGCGCCAGTCGAATGCCAGACGGACCACACTCGGTCATCCTCATACCTGCCAAGCCTCTCATAGTTTCGGCCAAAGTCCAGGCAAAGAAACTCATTATCTTTCCCTGGCGCTATTCTCGATGCCCGACCCAGGCACTGCATGTACTTCACTAGCGATGTCGTCGAGAACATCAGCATTACGACCTTGATGTCCGGAATGTCGATGCCGGTCGTGAAAAGACCGTAGTTGACCAATACTGGGAACTCTCCGTGGGCAAAAGCGTCCACGACATCCTTCCGTTCACCGCTGTACTCCTCGTTCTCGTCAAAGTCGCCGGAAAGGCAGTAACGAGCCTCAATCCCGGCCTCACAAAACGCCTTCGTTAGCTCAATCGTCTGCTCTGAGCTGCAGCAGAACACCAAAGTCTTCTCTCCCGGGCAGATCCGCTTATAGTTCTCGACGGCACCAACATATCTGGCCCGAGACTTGAACTTAGCCGACATCTGACTGAGATTGTAGTCACCGCGACCGTAACTCCATTCGACATCATCCATCGAGGGAGCGTCCAGCGAGAACAAACGGCATCGGCAGAGATAACCGAGATCAATCAGCTCCTTCACTTGCGGCCCAACAACGACGGCGCCATAGTCCATACCGAGCTGGCGCATCTGGCCGTAACGGGCCGGGCTAGCAGAAAGTCCGACGACATATGTCATATCGACCGCCGGCTGCTCGAATACGAAGTCAAACTCAGCCCTATGGCACTCGTCCAGGATAATCAACTTGAATGTGTCGAACCAGTTCGCCCATTCGTCCTTTTTAAGCCGCTGACGAAGCGTCTGAGCCATCATACAGCAGCACTCTGCATCGGGACACTTTCTGGTCTTAGCGAAGACTTCTGCTGCATTTACGCCCCATTTCCGAGCGTGATTGGCGTCTTGCTTCAATATTTCTTCGCTATGCGCCAAAATCAAGACGCGGTTATGCTTACCAACGGACATTGATGCCATCGAACCGATAAGAACCCCTTTCCCGCTTCCGGTCGGGGACTGTACAATAATATGCTTGTGCTTCGCGAGAGCCTGGCGGGACTCAGTAATAAGTGTTTGCTGGTATTCTCTTAGTTGCATGTCAAAACACTACTACCATTGACGGGAATGGTGCCCCCTGCTTTGAGTCGTTGAAATGAAGTCGACCACGGATGAAGCGGATTTCCTTGGCCTTGTGATAGATGTAGTCGTGGAAGTAGGCCGTGTCTGTCCTGGCTGGTATGAGCATAACCACAACTTCGCAGTTCTTGCTCTCCTCGTAGCACTTCTTGACCCACTTGCCGATCTCTCTGCCGTAAGGAGGGTTGCAGAACACTCTCGTTCCCGCCCCCCCCCATTTTTGCGTAAGTCCGTCATTATCAATAGTATAATGACGCTCGCACTTGGCGTTCTCGTGGGTACAGCACGGGTCGAGATTGAAGTGGAACTCCGCGTCCAGACTCTTGT